ATCTTGTTTGAGTTGTGTGATAGTGGTATTGACACCGCGAAGGCGATCACTGAGCGTGACAGCATCAAGAAGATTCGGATTACTATAGCGGCGCAAATCATCTGGTTCAGTGTTTCTAGTATACCAATGCCCAAGTTCGTGCCAGAGAAACCAGTAAAAGGACTGTTTATCGTTATCCGGCAGTAAGTTCTGACGAATCAAGATTGCGCTGTTCTTTTCTCCGTGAATATGGCTGACGCCATCAACGAGGGATTAAAAGAATATGCGACCCTTGCCTCCACCGAAGTCAAGAAGGCAGTCCGCAAATCTGCCAAAACGGTCAAAGACCAGATCTCGGCCAATGCACCGTCCAGGACGGGCGCGTACAAGGGAAGCTGGGTGGCGACCAAACAGTCCGAATCCAGCCAGAGCCTTCAGATGGTGGTGCATTCCAAGAACCGCTACCAGCTGGCACATCTGTTGGAAAAGGGACATGCCAAGCGCGGCGGCGGCCGTGTGGCAGGAAGACCGCATATTGCCCCGGCTGAACAAGCAGGTATCGAGCAGCTCCAGTCCCTCATCGAAAAGGCACTAAAGTGAGGAGAAACCAATGACCCACGAAGAAGTAAAAGCTCTGGTGGAGGAGATGGGGCTTCCTTATGCGTATGACCATTTCGCAGAAGGGGAGAGCCCTGATCCACCGTTTATCTGCTTCCTGTATCCGAAAGCCGAGAATTTCGGTGCGGATAACCTTGTGTATCACCACTTCAACCGGCTGGACATCGAGGTGTACACCGATTACAAAGACCCGGATATGGAAGCAACTATTGAAGAAGTCCTGACCGCACACGAACTCTACTATGAGAAAAGCGAGGTCTGGATCGAAACCGAAAAAATGTATGAAGTCCTGTATGAGCTGACCGTGTGATGCTCATGCGGGATATTTTTATGGGAGGAACACTATGTCGAAGAAAAGCAATAAGGTCAAATTTGGCCTGAAAAACTGCCATTATGCAAAGGCAACCTTTGACGAAGATGGCAGTGTCACCTATACAAAGCCGGTCCGCATCCCCGGTGCAGTCAGCCTGTCGATGGATGCCAACGGCGAGATCGAGCCGTTCTATGCGGACAATATCGCCTACTATGTCGTGAATAACAACTCCGGCTATGAGGGCGATCTGGAGATCGCGCTGATTCCGGAGAGCTTCCTCACGGACATCATGCACGAGGAGCTGGATGGCAACGGCGTGCTTGCTGAGAACGCCAACGTGGAACTGGAGCATTTCGCATTCCTGTTTGAGTTCGATGGCGACCAGCGCCACATCCGTCATGTGCTGTACAACTGTGTGGCAAGCCGTCCGTCCATCGAGGGTGAGACCAACGAGGACAGCAAGGAAGTCAAGACGGACACCCTGAACCTGCAGGCAACCCCTCTGGCAAACGGTTATGTCAAGGCCAAGACCGGTACCAACACCACCGATGATGTCTATAACAAGTGGTACGATGCGGTCTATGAGCCGCAGGCAGAAGCTGTGGACACCGAAGATACCAGTCACACCGAGGAGCCGCAGGGCTAAGTGACCGGCACACACCGCAGGGCTTTGGCTCTGCTTACATTATTATAAAGAGGTATACGATTATGAAGAAGATTTTTCCTTTGTTCGCAGTGATCATCGTTCTGGTGCTGGCTATCTGTTCGTTCCACATCATTCCCACCGGCTACACCGGCGTGAAGACCAGCTTTGGTCAGATCCAGGAGACCACCATCCAGAGCGGCAAGCTCAACTTCTGCATTCCTTTTGTGCAGAGCATCCATAAGGTCAACAACAAGCAGCAGGATAAGCACATCGAGGCGCAGGTCTGGGGCGAAGCCTCCGACAAGACTCCTGTGTATGCCGCTGATGTCATCGTGACCTATCAGGTGCTTCCTGAAAAGAGCGCATGGCTGTATGCGAATGTGTCCGACATCAAGAATCTGGTCGGTGATGAGTTGGTGGCATCGGCAATCAAGTCTGCGATGGCAGAACTTGGTCCCAATGAGGTAACCAACCGTACCAAGATCGAGCCTCTGGCACAGCAGAAGCTGGCAGAGTCCCTTGTGCAGAAATATGGTGAGGACGTTGTGTTCGTAAACAAGGTCGTCGTCAACGACATGAATTTCGAGGATGCCTATAACGAAGCCATCCAGCAGAAGTCCATTGCACAGCAGAATGCAGATAAGCAGAAGATCGAGAATGAAGCCGCCATTGCCAAGGCAGAAGCGGATAAGCAGGTGGCGATCACCAATGCAGAGGCGGAAGCCCAGAAAACTTCCATTGCCGCAGATGCACAGGCAGAGGCAAACCGCAAACTGGCAGAAAGCCTGTCCGATACGCTGATCGATTACCAGAAGGTTCAGAAGTGGGATGGAAAGCTGCCCACTGTGAGCGGCGGTAATGCACTGGTCAGCATTGACCCGGCAGAGTAAGAAACACGATATACGGCAGGGCTTCGGCTCTGCCAATTTTACATGAAATTTTGGAGGATTACGATTATGGCAGTTACAAAGAAAATTGAGATCGATGGCAAGGAAGTCACCTTTAAGGCAAGTGCCGCCGTGCCGCGTCTGTACCGCATCAAGTTCGGCCGTGACATTTACAAAGACCTGCGCCAGCTGGAAAAGAGCGTGGGAGAGAACGATGAGGACAATTCCAACCTCGACCTGTTCAGTCTGGAAATGTTCGAGGACCTGGCATGGCTGATGGCCCGTCATGCAGACCCGGCAAAGGTGCCGGACAGCCCGGAGGAGTTCCTGGACCAGTTCAACACCTTCTCCATTTATCAGATCCTGCCCCAGCTGATCGAACTGTGGGGTCTGAATGTGCAGACCGAGGTGGAATCCAGAAAAAACCTCGCAAAAGTGAGCGGGAAATGACCACCCCGCTCTTTCTGCTGCGCTGTGTACAGCTCGGTATCAGCATCGCCGACCTCGACCTGCTGACCATCGGGTTGGTCAATGATATGTTCACGGAACGGCAGAACGACGACTATCCGTACAAAGAGCTGGCCTCGCAAGCTGATTTTGACAAATTTTGACAGAATAAAACTCGACGAGCGTGCATATATTAAATGTGAAATAAGCACGCTCGTTTGATTTTACTTGACTACCGTGCTTATTTCGATTACAATATAAGCACGGAAGGATGGTGATTCTATGAATGAGATGACAAGATTAGTTCAAAATCATGATTACCTTACGCCGAGAATCGCGGGAAAATCTGGAATTTCAAAATTTAAATTTTACAAATATGTTCGAGAAAACGGATTGGAGCCGGTCAGCCGTGGTGTGTATTCTACGGGATCGGATTGGGTCGATGAGTTATATGTGCTTCATAAGAGATGCCCGAATGCTGTTTTTTCACATGATGAGGCCTTTTATTATCATGGTCTGACAGACAGAGAACCGTTTGTCCACACACTTACCATATACAGCGGTTACAATGCGCATCGACTTATAGCGGATGGAAGTTGTAAAGTATATACGGTAAAACGGGAATTACTGGATGTCGGAAAGATCATTGTGAAAGACAACGATGGGAACATGATTCCAATGTATGACTTGGAACGAACGATTTGTGATCTGATGAGAAGCCGGAGCAGTATTGAAGCACAGGATTTCAATTCCGTTCTGAAGACATATGTTTCCAGAAGAGACAAGGACCTAAATCGACTCATGGAATATGCAAAGCTGTTTCGGGTTGATAATGTGATCCGCAGATATATGGGGGTATTATTGTAAAATGCAGCTGACACCAGAACAGGTTAAGGGAAGAATTAAGAATGTGGCAAAGGAAAACAAGGCAGATGCCAGAACGCTCATGCGGATCTACATGATGGAGCGTTTTCTTGAGAGAGTTGCCAGTTCGCAGTACAAAGATAATTTTATCATCAAAGGCGGAATGCTGGTGACAGCAATGGTTGGCGTAGCATTGCGGTCCACGATGGATATCGATACGAGCATTAAAAATCAGAATCTGTCGGCAGAAGATGCCAGACGGATTGTGGATGAAATCAAGGACATCGACCTTGGCGATGGAGTGACCTTTGAGGTTAAGGAAGTTTCTAATATCATGGATGAGATGGAGTATCCGGGTATTCGGTTTACCATGAATGCCGTGATGGGAAAACTCGTTACACCGATGAAGATTGATATTTCTACAGGAGATGTTATCACACCAAGAGCCATCGAGTACAAATATAAACTGCTCTTGGATAATCGTTCCATCAATCTCTGGTCGTACAATCTGGAAACCATTCTGGCAGAAAAACTTCAGACGGTCCTTGCAAGAGGTCTTTTGAATACCCGAATGAGAGACTTTTATGACATCAAGACCCTGCTTTCTATTTACGAGCAGGATATCGATGCTGATGTGCTGAAAAAGGCATTTGAGGCGACCTGTAAGAAAAGAAGCACCGAAAATCTGAAAGAGGAAGCACCTAAAATTATGGCTGCCGTCAGTGATGACGCACAGTTACATACGCTTTGGAAGTCCTACCAGAAGAAATATCCGTATGCGGCTGATATCAGCTATGAGGATATTATGAAAAGCACAATGCTCTTATGGAGTAAAATTCAATAATCGGTGGCAACCCCGTTGGAGAAATCTGACGGGGTATTTTTAGTTTGCGCGCCATGGGCGCGCTCTAACGGGTGAAAGTCCCGAACACGCCTAGGCGACAAGGAAGTGTAT